GCAAACGTTATCCGCTAACCGAAGGAAGGGTTCATTATGAGACCAACACACGTTGATAATAAATTGATCGACTTTTTGCGAAGGGAACTTGATTTAAAGACAGATCGTGAAGTTGCTCAAATATTACAGCTAGGAATTCCAACTATAAGTAAGATAAGACACGGTGCGCCGATTAGCGATATGGTCATTTTGCGCATTCATGAAAGAACAGATATACCGGTCAGAGCAATACGAGACAACATGTAGAAAAGGGGCTTTCGCCCCTTTGTTTTACCAAGATGCTGCGTCTTCGTCTTCTTCAACTTCATACCAATCTTCAGTTTCTTCGTCGTAGATGTAAGTTATATCTTCTGCTTCGTCGTACCAGTATTCATTGCCTTCGTCATCAAAGAAGGTTGCGTCTTCTTCTTCGTACTGGACAACTTCGTAACCGTCGCCGATATAAATCAATTTGTTTTCGTAATCAATAATCATGCTCATTTGTTTACTCCAAGAAACAGGTTATAGGGAACTGCAAGCTAATAATAATCCTGTCATGTGGCATTTAGATGACTATTCACACATAAAATATTGAACCACGGAAATAGCACTTTCCAGCACTTTCATCTAATACTTGGCATAGTTCTGGCGGTAAAAGTTTTCCTTCATGAAATTGCAAAACAGCGAATCCAGAACGCCAGTTGACGCTTGCATCTTCGTGGTAGCTAAAGCCTTCTGCATCAATTGCGGACAAAGTACCTGTATCAACTCCATACCTGTCGCCTGTGTAATCTGACCAAGGCGTTACTTTTAATGAATGTAAGTGACCACTAACAAACGAGGTTCCGCTCTTTAAAGTGTTGTTATAAACAGCATGAATTCCGTTATGCCACCTGTGTTTTATCATGCAATTTTCATTAACCATTAATGATGTAGAAAATTTCCATCTAGGAAAATGGTCAGTAAGATTAAAGCCCTGAACTCCTTCAAATGCTGTGCCTACTTGGGAAGCTAAAGAAATATTAAAGCGCATGTCATGATTTCCCCAAAGCCAATGCAGTTTTGCATTTTTAGCAACATTTTCTATTTCATGCAAACGGTCTGTACAAGCTTCAAGTTCTTGTTTTACAGTTGGGTTTGATTTCCAGCCTTGGGGATCAAATCGACTAATTCCAGCACCGTCAAAAACGTCTCCGTTCATAATGATAATGCGCGGGGATAATTCTGGTATCAATTTGACAAAAGCTCTATGCGCTGCGGATATTTGTCCAGGGTGATAATGACAATCACTTGCCACCATAATTAGGCCTTCATCCATTTCTACCCGAACGCGAACACCATTGTTAGGAATTGTTACATTGCAATCAAGAGATCTTTTATCGGTAGCAAGTAAAGCTAATCCAAATTTATTTTCAATTTCTCTGCGTTTTGTATATACAGTTCTAACCTGAATATTCAAAACTTCTGCTACTCTTGTTGCTGATTGATATTTGTTCCAAACTGCTATAAATTCTTCGTCGGTACAAGATTTGGCAGTCATTTTTGCCTTTCGTTGTAATACATTTATAAGTACAACAATAATAACAATTAATTAAAGTAAACTGTTAATGTTAAATCTTGATGAATTTGAACCGGCTAAACAAAGTCCAGCTGGTGATAGATACTGTAGCAATTGTTCGTTGACTAAAAATTCACAAGGTGGTTATTGGAAAATAATTGCAAACGGAAAGAATAGACGTTGGCTGTGTAGCAGTTGCATGAACAAAAAAATAGATGGCAAAAAATAAGCATTACGAAAAAGTTGCTGACCTTGGGTGCATACTATGCAAAAAGATTGGTTATGACGGAATCACTCCTTGCGAAATTCATCATATTCGCCGCGCTGGTCGTCGTAATGATGCCCCTGTTATTGGTTTGTGTCCTTCACACCATCGCTTTAACATGGGTTTGCATGGAATGGGGCGCAAAGCGTTTGAAAGGCATTATCAAACGACAGAGGAAGAACTCTTAGCATGGACGAAAGAACTGCTTGATACTCATTAATGTTCCATTACCCCCCTCTGTGAATCATTATTGGCTCCAATCTGGTTGCCGACGCTATTTATCAAAAGCTGGCAGACAATACAAAATTGATGTTGCTGAATGCGTTATTGACCAAAAAGTGCCGAAATTGGGCATAAGCAGGTTGAAGGTGCTAATTTATTTGCATCCAAGAGACAAGCGCAAGATTGATCTTGATAACCGGCTGAAAGCTTGTTTAGATGCTTTGCAGGATGCCGGTGTATTTGATGACGACGAGCAAATTGACCATTTGACTATTCAGCGAGCTACTATAAAATCAGGTGGTGGCGCAACAGTAGCTATTGAAGTTATTGACAAGCCATTAACTTAAGTTAATAATCGTAGTAATTTCTTTGCAAAGAAAAGGGAAAATATCATGGGTAAGATGGATTCTAACAAGGGCGTTAAAAGCATGACAGGCGCAACACCACCCAAAGGTGCTGATATGTCTGATTCAACTGGTGAGCGTCGTGGCAAAATCGTTGGCGGCGTTGCTATGGGTAAAGAAGACATGACCGGTATGGACAAAGAGTTCAACACCGGCAAAACTGCTGGCATTTGCTATACGCACACACGCAACAGCTACGGTCAATAAAGGTAGAATCATGGCTAAATTGCATGATCCAATGGTTGGCGCTAAAAGCAGCACCGGCATTAAAACGCCAAAGGGCGCAACTACTGCTGATACTGGTGGCGAAATGAAGCCAGTTGTTAAAGGCGGCGTTGCGATGGGTAAAACTGAAGCTGGGAATGATTACAAGGATTTGAACACCGGCAGAACCAGCGGCATTTGTTACGAACACAAGCGTTCGTCTTACGGTCAATGATTAGACTTATGCAAGATAGGGTGCTAGTTAAACCTAGCATCCGACAACTTTCCGAAGTCCTGATAGTTAAGAATCAGGAATCTTTCAATATGGGTACGGTGGTGGCTGTTGGCCCTGGCAAGCGGGATAAGCGGGGCAATGTAAAGCCATTGGATGCAAAGCCTGGCGATTCAATCCGCTATGGCAACGGTGATTATCTAAAGTGGCCAACGATAAAGCTGAAGGGCGAGGATTACCAGATTATCCAAGAAGCTGATATTTGTTGGATTGAAAGGGAACAAGATGCCGCCTAAGAAGCACGATAAACCGATAGAACACAAGACTACCGGCAAAGGTAAGACTTACAACCCGACTGAAAAAGGTGCGGGTATGACAGCTAAAGGTCGTGCTGAGTACAACAAAAAAAATAACTCAAACCTTAAACCACCGGCTCCGCATCCAAAGACTGACGCAGACAAAGGCAGGAAAGCCAGCTTCTGCGCAAGAATGGAAGGGGTTGTCAAAAACGCCAAAGGCCCTGCTGAACGTGCCAAGGCATCATTAAAGAATTGGAATTGCTAATGGCTACTAAACCTGGACTTTATGCCAATATTCATAAAAAGCAGGAACGCATCGCGGCTCAGAAAGCTGCTGGTAAACCAATAGAAAAAATGCGCAAGGTTGGAAGCGAAGGCGCACCGACCAAGCAAGCGTTTATTGATTCGGCTAAAACCGCTAAACCTATGAAAAAGAAATAATCATGCCATTAAAGCATAGCAAATCTGACAAGGCTTTTAAGGAAAACATAAAAGCTGAAGTAAAGGCGGGTAAGCCAGTTAAACAAGCTGTCGCTATTGCTTATTCGGTAAAACGCGAAGTACAGAAACCCAAAAAAAACAAATAGTTAAAAGTTAAGGTAACTTCATGGCAGGTGGCGCACCAATAGGGAACAAGAATGGGGCAAAAGGCAAATTGTTCTATGACCATTTGCGTAAGATTGCCGTTCAAGAACCGCATAAGCTGCGCAATGTAGCTGAGAGCTTGTTCGCTGCCGCTGAAGCTATGGAACCTTGGGCGGTCAAAGAGTTGCTTGACAGGTTAGACGGCAAAGCAGTTCAACAAACAGAGCTAACAGGCGCAGAAGGCGCACCATTGCTATCAGGCATCCAAGTAACGTTCATCAAGCCAAATGAGTGATGTAGTCGAGCAAGCTATAAGCAAAGCAGAGTTTCCAGAAAAGCTGTCGTGCTTGTTTGAAAAAAGCCGATACAAGGTTTTATACGGTGGTCGTGGTGGCGCTAAGTCTTGGGGCGTAGCTAGAGCATTACTAATCCTGGCTGCTAAAGACACGCTCCGCATACTTTGTGCGCGAGAATTCCAAACTTCCCTAAAAGATTCAGTCCATAAGCTGCTGTGCGACCAAATACAGGCTTTAGGGCTCGAAACGTTCTATGACGTAACACAAGCCACAATCAGAGCTAAGAACGGTTCAGAGTTCAATTTTGTCGGCCTAAAGAACAATGTTGCCAACGTCAAATCTTATGAAGGTGTTGACATTTGCTGGGTTGAAGAAGCTCAGACGGTTAGCCGGTCGAGCTGGAATGTTCTAGTTCCTACCATTCGTAAAGAAAACAGCGAGATTTGGATAACGTTCAACCCTGAGTTAGAAAGCGACGAGACGTTCCAACGGTTTGTAGTTCATGCGCCTGACAATGCCATAGTGCGCAAGATCAACTGGTCAGACAATCCTTGGTTCCCACAAACCTTGCGTGAGGAAAAAGACCAGTTAAAGCTTAGAGATATACAGGCCTACAACAACGTTTGGGAAGGTCTTTGCCGCATTACGGTCGACGGTGCAATCTTTGCTGACCAAATGCAGCAAGCAGAGTTTGATGGCCGGATCACTAAGGTTCCCTATGATCCAAGCAAGCCAGTTCATGCAATTTTCGATCTTGGTTGGGCAGACCATACAGCCTGTTGGCTAGTGCAGTTTGTTGGCATGGAAACTAGGCTGATTCGTTACTTTGAAGATACGCAAAAGACCATGACGTATTACTTGGCCAAGCTACAGACGTATGGTTATGTGTACGACACGATCTGGCTACCGCATGATGCAAAAAATAAAACACTTGCAGCAGCCGGTATGAACATTGAAGATATTGTCAGAAACTAAGGATATAAAAC